ATATAAGCCTTCAAGTCCCGGCATTTCTGTCGTAGCCCCACCATATGTTAATGTATCACCACCAGTCTGCATACCAAGCATATCTCCAAGCATACCACCAACTTGCATTGTAGACTGTTGAGGCTGAGGGCTATCAAACCTTGGATGTACATCAAAATTAATTCTATCTAAAACATCTTTTCCGATAGCATCAACAGCATTCCTATTTAGAACATATTCTCCGGGCAAACCATTTTCCTCATCAGGGCCCTCCATCATAGCTGGCTGAAGCTGCCCACTAGCATTTTCTAATAAAGATAATATATTATCACCCGGCCCTCTGCTGTATTTTGAAGAGTAAGCCATTATCCTACTATTGGATTACGTTTATATTTAAGAAGTCCATTTAACTGATATGATGGTGATTGTTGATATGTAGAACCACCCATTTGATATTCCGGCATATATCCACCTTGTTGATATGATACAGGATTTTCATATACAGAACCACCTGCCTGTTTGGTTGCAAATTCAGCAAATGGGGATTCCATAAATTCAGGCGATGCATACCAATCTTTAATCAGTCTATTACTTACACGCCCCGGTTCACTAGCCCATCCAATATATTCATCTTTCATTTCTTCAGGGAAAGTGTCAAAGATATCCTGTTCACTTAACTGTGTAGCAACTCCTGACACATCCTTTACATCCTTTGCACTCTTATATTTTCCATAACCCTCCCATGCTTCTCCAGCTGCTGCACTTGTTAATGAGGATAAAAGTGAAGTTATAGCTGAACCTGTTGCCCGGCCTTTAATATCTTCACCTATATCACCCTTAATTCCTTCTAGATAATCAATATCTCCACTCAGCAATCCAGTTTTAGTCTTTTTTATTGTAGGTTCATCCTTGCCTAAAAAACTCAAGAATCCCTTAGAACCTGCCCCTCTGGTTCCCGCATAAGCCCCAAGAGCTCCTAAACCAGCTTCTAAACCAAGACCTAATAATGGATTAGTTGCGAATAAAGTCTTTTTCAAAGCATTTTTTAATAACCATTTTCCTAATTGTTTTCCAGCAAACTGGCCTCCTACACCACCTACCATTGAGGATAATCCTCTTTGAGACATATAATCTCTTACATCACCTGCTCCTTCACGAATCACATCTCCAGCTTCGGATAACCTTCCTTTAAGTCCACCATACCAGATATCTCCAGATACTCCCGGTACATATCCTTGACCTCCAGCCTGTAATCTCATCATATTATAACTCCTTCATTAACGCAATTATACTATATTGCGAGTTTAATATAAAGCCAGCAAAATTAAAATACCAGCTAATTTTTTTATTGTTCATCAGATAAACACCTCTACTCTCCACAATGATGTTATGTGAAAATGTTTTTCACTTGCTATTATATCATTATTAGATGGTGTCATACTTATTCCAACCAATTCACCAGCATCTACTGCTGGATTAGCACTCCAGTCTGATTGACTAATAGTGAAATTAGTATTATCAACTAAAGAACTTTCAGTATAAGTGCATACAGAATCTATACTATTACCAGTATCTTCTCCGTCTATCTTCTCTATAGCAAAAATAATATTCCTTGAAGATGTAACATCTACATCTGGAGTTCTAAACATTAATTTATGACAAGTCATATTAAAAGGAGTTAAATAACCACTAGTTGAATTAAGTAATGTTGTCTGCTCTCCAGTGCCCTGCCAAGGAATATACATTTTTGAACCCGGTAAATCATCTGTAAAGCTGTGTTTAAAAACACGATAGTCTATAAACTTGTGAGTGTATTCTAATGTATTAGTTCTTAATGTCTTATCCACATATTGATTACCATCAGCAGATAAATATGTTTTATATACCCTGCCATGCCTTTTCAAAGATAAAGATGGTTGTTTATTAGACCCCTCACTAATAACAATCTGACCATCAGACATTCCATCTACAGATGGCTGTATTGCTGAATACATATTGGATTGTTTTGAATTTAGTATATTTCTAGTATCTCTATCCATCAACTTACTGCTCCTTGACCAATAATCCTGTATTCTACAGTAATATCATTTATTTCAAGTGTCCCTGTACTTGGCGGATTAATCCTAAGCTGTAAACTTTGACAGGTAATTGGACTGGCAGACTTAAATACAGCAACATCCCATGTACTTGCTGTTGGCAGTGTATCACTATCACCAGCACCAGTTGTTATTGTACCTACACCTGTTGTTATATTTGTGAAGCTTTGTTTCCCATCAACAGCATATTCCATAGGGTCAGCTTGAGTAGCACCTGATTTATAAGTAAGGATAACCTTATATACTTTCTTTTTTAAACCCGGATGACCAAAATCTATATCTCTAGTAGTCAAAACCTGACTGGCATTCGCTCTTAAGTGTGGTAAATATTTTTTTACTGATATTGTTGTTGCACTCGCCTCAGTTCCAACTATCAAGCTGTTATTCCAGTCCGTAGCAAAATTTGTATAATAATAACTATCATCAAATAGATTAGTGTTATACATCCATCCCTTACTGTCAAAGTCATATATAAAACACTGATTGCTATTATTAGATAAATCTTTAGGTGAACGCATTACAATTAATTGATTACCTATTGTATCATATCCAACCATTAAATCTTTGATGTGGACAGAACCTTGAGCAAAGTTATTCCAATCTGGAACACTGCTATTAGTACTTTCAAAAATTCCAAGTTTATTTTCAGCTAAATTTCTTACAGAACGACCATCATATAAAAAGCAACCAGCTTCATTAGCCCATGACACACCAAAATCAGTTTTAGTGACACTATGCTGATAACTGACTCCCATCTTTTGTATAGTTTCTTCTAAAATCCAATTAATAGATAATGAATGAGATATATTAATGATATGAACTAAATTATGCTTGAATGCTAAAAGCCTATCTGCGAATGATTCTAAAGCAGTATACTCACCATAATCTCCAGTGGAAACATCTATATAATTTAACGGCAAATAAGTGTCAAATTTATTTGCCTCAGAATACATTATCCTGTCACCATATCTTTTCTTTGTATCATCTGGCTCTTTTGAAACAACATTCGCTATGAAAGCCCTTCTTCCAGCTATTGTAGATGCCATATAAGTTTCTTTTTCTTTACCAAGTGAATTAAATTTTTTCTCGTGCGAGTATCCATTTATATTTCTATATGTATCATTATTTGGCCTTACAGATTTAAGACCTTCAGAAGAACTTACCCCTGAATAATAACCAGAGTTTTGTGTATTAGCTACTGTATCCGCTGGTCTATAAGTCCAAGCTGTATATTCACTATCCAAAGTCATCCTAGCTCCTTGAACTATATCTATATCAGCAAATAATATCAAATCATCATCACTTGCAGACTCACGTATATATATCCTGCCGCCAGTGATTCTTCCATGATAATATCTGTCAGCATATACAGTACATTCCAACGATTGCTGTTCCTCAGTTAATGCATATGTATTATCAAATTTTGCTGGAAGAGTTTCTTGATTGCCGTCATAGATAAAAGTTTGCCAAAACTCATATGTTTTTACTTCCCATTCACCTTCATCAGCATGGTCTGTAACACCTATATTCCAACCAACACCTCTTTTATATATCGCCCCACTATTATCTGATACAGCGGCATCTGTAGTGTTACCATATCCCCTATAAACCCTTACTTTCTGTGTTGTTCCACCAATCCCTTCAGATGGCCTCCTAATCATAAAACATTCCGGCTCTTCTGAAGATGTACTTAGAATAGAATAAACTTGTCCAACTTCAAAATGATGATTTGCCGATAGTGGAGTATGAGTGTCGCCTCCAAGAAGAGCTGTATCAAAATCAACATAATCTTCACTTATAGCATCAAGAGCCTCTGCTGTTTGTATATCACGCCCACCTCCATCTTCAACTATTGAATTCAATCTTGTATAATGAGCATCTGTACCAATAGTGTGCTGTGAACTTGTTGGATTTGAAATATTTGATGGCATTATTAAATAAGACGGATGCTCATACCATCCACTAAAAGATAATCCTTTAGTATTGTCAAACTGATTTCTCTGGACATACCCATACCATTTCATTATAGCATCATTCTCAGCATTAGTATCAGCGACCCTTAATACTTCATCTACAAAAGTAAAAACAAATTCTGAAGTAGCTACGTGCTCACTAGATGAAGACATAAGAACAGGATTTATCTCTGAGGCAAGCCATGCATCATCTGTAGAATTTGAATCAGAAATTGCATTATAAGACCATACATCAACAACATTATTCTTAGCATCGCCAAGGGCAACTAATCTATCACCAGTAGTCCTTCTTGCTTTTATTACAATACCAGAAGCGGCACCATCTGGAGAGGATGTGAATGTAAGAGTTGTTCCTGAACTGCTTACCCCGGCTGTGCCAGTTGCCTGACTAAGGGTTAATGCACTTGCATTTATCCCTTCGATTCCTGATGGAATTGCACTAATAGTTGTTCCAGATTGAATATTGCTCCCGGTAATCGTTTGACCAACCCTAACATCTGCACTGTCCGTAATAGGTATCGGCCCTGTTGTGCTGTTTCCATATGCATCATCGGTATCAACTGTAAATGCAACTTCATCTGTTATTGCCCTGCCAGCAACAGTCATATAATGGTCTGAACTATACTGAACAAATCCAGTCACAGTATATACTCCATCATTATATTTACTACCCCTGACGCTAACAATATCTCCAATTTGGATACCAGCAACGTTCGTCCAGTAATCAACATCACCTTCATACTTAATATACTGTTTTGACGGTTGTATTGCTAATGCCATAATTAAGCACTACTTCCTGAGCCACCTGAATCAGCATCTGCTGGAGAAACAGCGGCAGTTCCTGTTACATCACTATTTTGAGGAGCAACAAAAGATATATTATGAGTTGCTCCAGATACACTAATAGTATATGTTACTGAAGCATTGTCATTAAACTCATGTTTTTTACTGTGGTCTGATTCAAAATAAAACAAATTAAATCCACCGCCCTTATTGCTTCTCCCAGTTGCAGTTCCGGGGTTGCTTGTGCCTTGGTCTAATCTTGCAGTGGCTACAGATATATACTTAGTTAACGCAGTTCCGCTAGGTATTGATGGATTAACACTATGAGCATTTAAAGTACCAGCAGATTTTATTTTACCTTGAGCATCTATAGACATATTATCTATTTGACTAGCTTCATTTTCAGCTAAGTCTCTTGGGTCTTTAACTGTATTTATTCCACCAGCAAAACTTCGTAACGTATATTTCTGCTTAGGCACTAATCACGTATCTCCACATGAACTAAATCATCGAAGCTATTGTCCTTGATTTCACCATCTGAATCCCAATCGCCGCCCCAACGTATCTTTAGTCCTAATTGATGTCCAATACCCCTTAGCATACCTCCCATGTAATGAAATCGTTCTCTATCATCCCAATCTACAGGATATGGGGCCAAGTCTACTGCTTTACCTTCCATATGCCTTGAATATTTAACTTTGGTTGCCCCTTTTTCAAGGAGTTCTGCCTGACGCTCTTTACTACGAACACCTTCAATAATAGTAACATCCATAATCTTGATTAGCTCATTCAAAACATTAACTAATTTAGTGTTTACGCCTTTCAGTCTTTCTCGGCTTCTTTTACCAAATCTCGGCATCACTCGAACTCAGCCATAACTTCTTTTATTTTAGCAACCATTTCATCATCTTTCTTAGATGGTGTTGCCTTCACTATCATATCAAGAACTTTCAACATAAAGGCTTTTGCACCCTTTTTCTTAACCTGTCTTCTTACCCAACTTGATAACATACTCATTTCTTATTTTCCTTTTTTAACATTTTAACTAATCCCTGCCACACAACATCAACTAAGATATCGTCTTTATCTGATGGAGAC